AGATTCGAGACCAAATTAACTGTAACTTCAAAATATAATTCAAATTCATGATCACATCTCATTATTCCAGCATTTTCTTTATTTTATTTTCTTCCCATTAGCATAACAAATACAAATTCAGGACTTACTTTAAATCCAAAAAAATAATGTCTTATTACATCACGTGCAACTAATGCTCTTGTATCTCCTTTTTTAATGCGTGTTAAAACTTTTGCATCTGTAAATTTGTTTATGGCAATCCTAGAAACATTTGATGCTTCAAGTATTGTTTTTGAAATTACAGTATCTGCATCAACTTCTGTATAATCTAAAAATTCATCTGTATAATGTTGATTTGAATCATCAAATGTAAATTCAGATAATCTTATTTGTTCATCTTCTTCATCATCATCAACATCATAATCTTTTTCTTCTAAAGCATATAATGATGCTGAAAATGCTGAAACAGATGCTAGTTGTTTAGCTGTTGCAGATGATATTAATGATGCTATATCTTTTCGTTCTTCTGTTTCAATATCTTCTTCATATGCATTAATAAATTCAGGTATTGATTTAATATCATCATTTCTTTCTACATCAGAATCTGATTCTTCATTTCCAAATTTTTCAATAAAAATTTGTTCATCAAATTGTGCAAAACCTGAATTAAATTTATGAAATTTTTTCATGGCATTAATGACAGTATAATTAATAGAAAATTCTGGATTTTTTATAAAAGGTCTAATTGACATATATGAATAAATTCTAAAAAATAATAAAGCTGTTTTATCATTAACAATACTTAATTTAATAGATTCATCAATATTAGTAGCATCAAGAACATCATTAATAAAATCTATTTCTTCTGATGAATAATTTAAACTTTTAATAGTAAGTTTAATAATTTTCTTTTTTTCTTCAAGTGATTCAAATTGAAAAGTAGTCCAATATGTCACAATTGCTTTTTGAGTATTTACATCAAGATTAGTTACATCATATTCTTCTGTTTCATATAATATTGAATTAGCTGTAGGAATTGTTGCAGTGGCTACTAAAGGAATATAAAAAATAAAATTATTAATTGAAAGTTCAATAAAATAAATATTATTAACTGCTGATTTAGTAATATAAACAGGATAATATTTTTCTTCTGGAATTCGAATAAAAACATCATTAGTTAAAGAATTTGCTTCATCAACAGAAAAATATGAACCATTTAAATTTACATTTGTATCTTCAAAATATACATGATAATATGTTTCATTAATTTTATTTAAAAAACAAAATGGAGTTGTAAGCATATTATCTCTTTTTCTGCATAATATATTATTTGAATATTGACAATATCCTCTTAAATATTTAGAAGTTGCTAAAACATTTTTAAGTGCATGTCGTGATAGCATTATTAATTCATTAGAATGAGCAAAATATTTAAATGCATCTGAAGTACTATAATTAAATGAATCAATATAATATTCCTTTGAAGCTGTAGCAAATAATGAAACAGCATATTTTTTTAATTTTTCAGATGGATAAAATTTATTTTCATTTTCTGCTATAGTAATAGCATTAGTTAATTCTTTATGAGATGGTTGTTCAAATTTCCTTATAACATAATATAAAGCTTTGGGTTTTACATCAAATGTATAATTTACTGAACTAGTAACATTATTATTAATTATTGCATTTACATAATTAACATAATTTGGTTCAATATAATCAGGTAAAGGACAAATAACTTTAATTTTATCTTTAAGTGTTTTTGACATAGCAAATGACATTCTATCAGCTAATGCAATAGATTTAATTAATGGTAAATTTAAATTAACTAAACTTGAAAAAGTTTTTAAGTCTCCAAAAATCGCAGGTTTAACACAAGCTTCTAATTCTTTTAAATCAGCAATACTTTTTATTAATGATAATCTAAATAAACCAGAATTTAAATTAGTTGAATAATTAAGTCTTACATTAATTAATCTATTTGCAACTTGATGATGTTTAAAAAATATAGGTCTTGCTTCTTTTAAAGAATCAAATAATGATGAAGCACGATTAAGAGCAAATGTTAATCCTCGAATTAAATCACCTTGAATTTCATTAGCTATTGGTAAATCTTTAATTTCTAATATTTTAGTTGTTTTAATTTTAGCAGAATGTAATTCATTTAATGAACATGTTGTTAGAATTTTTAATTCATCAGCTAAAAATTTAGATATATAAAAACATTTTCTATCTCGTCCAACTTGAGGTTCTTGATATTTAACAAAAGTTTTATTTGTTCCAATAAATCCTTCATTAGTTAGATTAACTATTTTATGATATGATTCAAATAAGAAAGTTCTCAAAGTTACATCATCTTCATCTAATGAAATAAGTTCAGGAGTTATTAACCATTTTGATACATGATTTCTTCTTTCTATTCTACTAGCTCTTGCTGATGTACGTTTAACAGATACAATACCTGATAGAGTAGGTTTAGATATTGAAGCTATTATATAATCTTGATATTCATCATTTGCTATACCTTGATCATTTCTAACACTAGCATATTTCACTTCATCAGGTACTAATGATATATTATGAACAATATAATTTGCATATTGAGTTGGTGAAATTTTTGAAAGTTTATATCTTAAATAAAAATTAGCAACAGGTCCAAATAAACTAGTTGTAATTGGCTCAATAACAGGTAAACCATAATGTTCAGGTATAGTATCAACAACTGAATCAGCTAAATTAAAACGCCATTGTCGTAATAATAAAATTAAATTAGTAATAGTAACTGTTTGAGCCAGAGAGTAAGAACCTCCTTTTGTTAAAATTGATGCACCTGATGACAAACAATTTTCTAAATCTACTGATAAATCTTCACCTTGTCCTACATCAATTGCAGCTGAAGCAAATTTAAGAATAGGTATAGATAAACCACCTAAATTTATAAAATTTGAATTAAATTCTAATATATGACCAGGTGAATAGAAACTTTTTGATAGATTTTTAATAATATTTTCAATTTTATTAATACCTTCATTAACATTGTGAAACAAAAAGATATCTTGAGGATCTGATACTTCAAATAATGTTATTGCATCATCACTAGTAACATTTCCATCTGGTTTTAATTCAGATACAATTGATTTAACAATTTGTATTTTATTTGCATGATAAATTGATGATGTATTATGTAAAATTCCTTGAGGCATTCCCCATTCAAAAACATTATATAAAGCTTCTTGACTATTTTTAATATTATTTGATTTTGCTCTAATTATTTCAACTAAATTTTTAACATTTGATTCATTTGTTAATATTGTATTTGATAAAGCTATTTCAAGTACCTCTTCTGGATATTTACATGCTTTAGTTGTAAATAGTTCAAGACATTTACCAAATTTATATAATATTGCCAAATTATCTAAAAAATAAGGTGCTAATGATGCAAATAAATGATGCATTAAAATATTAGGTCCCCATCTTGATTGGTCATTATTATCAGAATAAAATGTTTTATTTTGAGCTATTTCTCTTCGTCTTTTAAATATTAGTTTATTTGTAATATCTACATCTTTATTAGTATCTTCTAATACATTTTCAGGAAAATATCTTTTTAATCGTCTAGTTCTTTCTTCAATATATAAACCAATAAATCTCATAATTGCATTTAATACTGAAATATCTCTATTTCCTTTTTGATCTTTTTGTACCATTCTATAAATTAATCTATA